AAGATACATATTATTGATATCTTCATCATTAACTTCAAAGAAGTCCTGATCATTAAGTTCTTGATATGCACGGAAGAAGGTCTTTGACAAACCAAGATACTTACGCTTCATCAATTTCTCAATGCGGGCATCTTCAGTGACATTGATGAACTGGTGAGGAACATCACTCGGTGGGTCCTCATCAGGAGTGTAAAGAGCATGTCCCACCTCATGACCAACAAGCATGTCATAGACAACATTAGTTGCCTTGTCCCACATAGGGAGAGTCAGGACACGAGTGTGGACATTGAATTGTGCTGTATCGATATTCTTGTGCTCAACCACCAGGTCTTCAGTAGCAAGCAGTTTAGCAAGTTGCGACTTGATTTCGTAATTGACTGCCATGTGTCTTGTTTTCTATGAGACCATTATACGAAAAAACCCTGCGTCTCCACAGGGTAATGTGTCACTTCTTAACGTGCCCACTATGCGGCCAAGGATTACTGAAGTCCATTGGTGGTTGTGGTTTAAACTCTGTCGGTAGTTTAACTCCAGTGGAATTATCAATCTGTTCTTGAGTCGGAATGATAATTCTGATAGGAGTTCCTTCTCTCTCAAACTCCTCATTCATTTTGATATATGTTTCAGGTGTAATCTTTTCAGTCACGTTGTCTCCAATCGTCTGGTTTGTCTCTCTGAAACCAGTCTACAATCTCATCAGCACTTTCAAACCCCGTTCTGTGATTGGATGGGTCGGGGTCACCTAGTCCCATCCTATTCATAAAATCATCCATACTACCTTCCTCAATTCCTTGAGATGCCCGACGTGCTTTCCTTAACCACTCACGGGCAGTTGTATTTGCTTTGGACAGTTTCTCTGCCCATATCATGTCTTCTAATCCAACTGGTTCATTGTTAGAAATCTTCTTACAGATAGATTCTAATCTGAGTCTGTATTGTGTTGACAGCATATGTAACACTATATGTAGAGTTATTTAGATTGTAACATTGACTCTAGTTCTGTCAAACGATTAAATTCAGCGTAAGCAGTCTCAGACCTTTCAGAAAGAATATCTAGAATATCTTCTCTGATTACTTCGTTTTCAACGTAATCATCAAGATATTTGTAAATTGCTTCTTTTAGGTATCTTTTACGATGCCACTCAGGTGAGTATGGTTTGTATTCCATGATGTAGTTTCAGAGAGTAAAATTATTTAGACCATTGCACTGAATCCTTTTACCTTTTCAAAACGTAGAACGTTTTCAAATTTGTCTTCCATGCCGGTCTTGTGAGAGATCACAAATATATTAGCATCTTTAATCACATATCGAATAATTTTAAGAAATTCTTCGGTTCCTTGACTATCCAGAGAACTATCAAAGACTTCATCAAGGATCATGAGATTAGTTGATACTGAATTTTTAAATCTAGCAACTTCCCTCCAAGTGAAGAGAAGCGCTAGATCGATTCTTTGTTTTTCACCTTCACTAAAAGAACTATAAGAAAAGTCCTCATGAATTGGTGACTGGATGGTTTCGTTAAACTCCTCATCTAGAGTAAAGTTTATGTAGAAGTCCATCATCTGTAGATAACGGTTTACTTGCTGATTTATCAGCGGTAGATACTTCTTGATGATTTTAGTTTTAACTCCTCCATCCTTCAACAATCCATAAGTGAAATCATAATAATTGATTTGATCTTTATGTGTGACTAACTCGTCATATGTGGTGCGGAGATCCTCCTTAAAGGTTTCTAACTTGTCATGCTCAAGATTTCTATTTGCAAGTTGTTCGGTAGTTCTTTGAATTTCCGATTCAAGATCTCTGACTTGTCGCTGACATCCAGAAATCCTAGTATTGTTTTTAGAAATGTCATTATTGAGTTTAGTAATCTCCTTCGAAAGGGCAGTGAACTGACGCTCTCTTTCTTCTTCGTCTTTGATTGCCTGCTCTAGTTCTTTGTAACCAGATTGCAATTCCTTTGCTTTAGTTTGAGCGTCGCTAATTCTATTTAACCTAAACTCTTCTTCAATATCTTGTCCGCAGGTAGGGCATTCCGTATGTTCGGTAAAAAACTTATGCTCTTTCGTAATGGTCGATACCTTCTGGGAGATCTTACCTTTCAGGTTTCCTAACTTACGGAGTTTTTCTGTTGCTCCTGTCACATATTCCTGTTCTTTAATATACCCAAAAACACTCTCCTCAAGATTACTAATCTCTCTCACATAAACTTCTGCTTCTTGCATCAGTTGAGTAATCTTTTTCTTTCTACTATCAATTTTTTCCTTACCTTCATTCTCCAACTGCTCAATGAAGTTACTTTGCATCTCAACTTTTTCATTCAGGTTCTCTTTCTTCAAATCAAGAACCTTAATTGTTTCTTTAGTCTGACGAATCTTCTCCTTGATGATAGTATTCATAGAGGAGAAGATCTTAATATCCAAGAGATCCTCAATCACCTCACGACGATTAGTAGCAGTCAATTGCATGAAAGGGACAAAGGTGCTACTACCCAGGATAACAATCTGGGTAAATGACTTGTAGTTCATCTTCAGAACATTTTGTTCCAACCACTTCTGCTGATCTAGTGCTGCTGCAGATTGATCTAGAAGATTACCAGCTCTATAGATTTCAAAAATATTTGGTTTGATACCACGCCGAACTTGCCAACTAGTTCCATTAATAAAAAAATCTACTTCAACAACACAATCCCTTTCGTTTGTGGTGTTGGGTAGTTGTGGTTTATTGATTTTACGAAAAGGTTTTCCAAACAGAGCAAAGGTCAATGCGTCCAACACAGTACTCTTACCCGCACCATTACTACCAACAATCAAGGTAGTAGAGTTTGCATCCAAATCAATTTCAGTAAATTGATTGCCAGTGCTTAAAAAGTTTTTCCAACGAATCTTTTCAAATAAAATCATGAGTTTCAGTTCTTGGCGGTATTACAATGTCATTTGGCGTGATTACCGTATATTCATATCCATGAGATTCACAGATAGTTATCATCATCTCGTCATCAACTTCTATAATATGCATTTCGGGATAGTCACCATCCTCTTCTAACATCATAGCATATCTTGTCGCATCATCTTCATCTTCAAAAAGATATAGTATCTGCTCTCCTTCTTCATTTGCAACAGAGTATGCTCCTTGATCCTCACTACCAAGTTTTGTTAGAATAAACATTACACCATCTCACATGCTTCCTGATATACTTCTTGAACTATCCGCTGAATGACGGACTTTTCAAGGTTTACTTCAGCTTCCTGGATATATCTATTCAGGATAGAAATCGTGTCTTCTGACTCAAATGCTTCAAACTCTTCACTCTCTTGGAATTGGAAGTTCTCAACAATCTTGAGTTCAAATACACCCGAAGCATAGAGTTTGTCAATGAACTTTTCAAACATCTTAAGGTCAGTTTTCTGACGAACAATAACCTTTACAATCTTGTTCTCATAGTGACGAGTATCAAACATTCGATAGTCTGTATCCTCGTAGTAGATATTATAGAACATCCTGTTAGGATTATCAATATACTCCCACTCTAGAGTGTCAGTGTCAAAGATGACGAAACCACGCTTATCATTAGCATCGTTCCAGAACATCTCATATGGGTTGCCTAGGTAGTAGACTTGTCCGTTGTCGGATCGTGTATGGAAGTGACCAGAGAAGACCTTAGTGAATTTCGCAAAGAGGTCGCAGTCCATACCTTGCTCCATGACGTGTCCGCGATGCGCTCTAAATCCGTTGAGCTCAAGGTGCCCCATCGCACATACGCTATTTGAAATTTTAACAGATTGGACAGTACTTTCAAAATTTTCTGCATTGATCCAGGGAATAAACAATACCTTTAGTTTATCTAGGAGAACTTCTTCACACTTTGAGTAGACCTTTACATTATCATACTCACGAAGCAATAAATCAACAGCATTTACTTCGTTTGTATTCTTATAGTATGCAGTGTGATTACCTACGATAGTATGAATCGTGACTCCCATATCACGGAGTCTATCATAGTAGTTGTTCTTTGCCCAAGACAATGCGGAGAAATCAATACCTTTCCTGCTGTCAAAGGTATCACCCATATCCACAATAGTAGTGATACCTTCTTCTTCTAGACGAGGGAAGAATACTTCTTTGTAGAACTTGAGAAAGTAATCATGGAAGAGTTTTGAATTCTTTCTTGCTCCAAAGTGCTGGTCAGTAATGATTGCAACTTTCATCCTTCTAGAGTTTTAGTTTTATTATAAACAATGACTCGCTCGCCATCATGAGTGAACACTAATTCATCATCATGACCCCAGCAGAGTTCTTCATAGAGAGCATTGAGTCTTGCCATGTCATCATATAGTGCTTCAGGATCAGGCATGATGTGCTTTCAAATTAGGGTCAGGTGTGCTCTCTTCTCTTTGTCTTACTTTATTGATAACGATAAACTTATCAGCAGCAAAGGTTCCGGCAATATTGAATTCTAGTTCAGTTCCGTCCGGCCAGATCTCTTCACCATTCTTCTTTCGCATGTCTAGGACACACTCAAGTTCGGCAATAATTTCGGGTGTGATCTTCATCCGCGCAACTTACTATGGACATTATCTTTGATTTGATTATAGTCGGAATAACCCATTCCGTCAACGTTATCATCAAAGAATACTTCACTATATCCAGACTTCTCAAGGATCTTATTCTTAATTTCTAACTGACGCTTTTCTCTTTGGATCCTGCGTAGAAACGCATAATGAATGATCTGCGTAAAGTAAGCAAAAGGATTTTGGGATTTCTCAGGATTAAAATTATGAATGTACTGAACGCAATTTTCGATTCCATCCGAGATCATGTCCTCCTTGAACATGTAATTCACAAAGTTTGGTTTGAAAGATAGATGATTTGCAATCTTCAAGAAACACTCACCAATATACCTAGGAATTACTGGTTTTACTTTACCTTGGATCTCTGCAATCTCAATATCTTCACGATATTTGATTAGTGCAGCAAGAAACTCTTTATTGTTAACATAGTGTTCTGACCTTTTTCTTCTTGCCATGACTGCTGTTGATATCATAAATTTATGTCATAACTATGTAGATAGTATAACATTTTTATTAATGCTTGACAAGTCTCTGAAATCTATGTACAATAACCTTTGTGAGGGTTCATAGGAATGGCTTAGCTACTATGAGTCCTTAAAGATTTTCTCTAGTATTTCTTTAGCATCATTGACGGTAGAGATAAATCCCATTTTTTTACTTAGTTTAGGTTGACCAGTCTTATCTGCATGTGAATCTCTAACATACGATTGGTACATTAAAATCATTTCAATATCGGATGATTCAGACATCGTTAATATATCATCTAGTTTAAGTATAAACATATCATCTTTAGTTGTCTTTAACCAAGGTTCTATTTTATATCCAACAACACCGATTCGGGACTTAATTTCATTGACAATAACAGGATTAGAAACAATCAGCAGTGTTCTATCTTCTTCTTCAGATGCAGCAACTTTAGCAAAGATTTCTTCACCAGAGTTTAATTTAATTGTTGCGTAAAAGTCTTCTTCAATTCCCATGTTTTCCTAGTTGTATAGTTATTATCTCATAATTAAAATTTTCTTCGTTATATATTTTAATTCTTTCGATTAGATGATTGAGAGTGTAATTTCTTCTGGAGTTTTTTGTACAGTCGTCAGCAATATCATATAGTATCGCTTTTACTTTGTCTTTTCCTTTTCTAAGAACTCTTCCAATACTTTGAAGATTTCTGACCCTGGATTTGCTTGGAGAAGCAAAGATAACATTGTGGAGATTTTTAATATTGATGCCTGTAGAAAAAGTTCCATAAGAAGCTACGATGATTGCATTCTTTTCTTTTTCCGTTATTTCTCTTACTAGTTCTCTCTCTTCAGCATCTACACCACCATGTATAAAGAATACCTTACGGTTCTCACCCTTATTGCTATTTATCTTTTCATAGAGCACTGCTCCATGTGCTTCAACTCTGCTGTAAAGAACAAGTGTGTTCCCTTTAAGATCTAATGATAGATTAGTAATGAATTTGTTTCTCTGTTCATGTGAAATAAGATATTCAATCTCATCATTATATGTTTCAAACACTTGAGGATTGTGTTTCAGGACTAAACATTGTATATCAAGTTGAGAAAGGTGTCCTTGCCTCATTAACTCATCTGTTTTAGTTACTTTGTATGAGGGACCAAAGAGACCCTCTAATACCCATTTATGAGTTTGTGTGCCGTCTAGTGTACCAGTAAATCCAAATCTATATTTTGCATGGTGTAATTTTGTCATTATAGATATTAAAGATTTACTCTTAAATAAATGTGCTTCATCGCCAATCACAACGTTATAGTCTTCAAAGAAAGACCTGTCTAACTTATAGACAGATTGCCAAGTTGTGATTGTCACAGGAGCATCATTACTCTTTTCTCTTCCAGAATAGATACGGTGACAATATGAATCAGCATCCCACCCATAATCAAGGAAATCCTTATACATCTGCTCTACAAGAGATGTCGTTGGAACGACTAAGAGTATTTTTTGCCCTTTGTCAACGTAATATCTTACGAGGGAATAAATCATCAGAGATTTGCCGCTGGCAGTGGGGCTTATCAATAGTTTTCTATTGTGCTTTAGAGCACCGTATACTCCCTCAACTTGATATTTCCTTGGTGAGTGAGAGCATATAGAGTGCATATAATCTTTTACCCCTGAATATGAGATATGATCATTCTCCTCATATGGGGTTCCGTAATACTTGTTATCTTCAAACTTATAGGTATATCCATAGTTCTTGCAGAACTGCACAATCTTATCCAATAGACCAACATAGATCTGCTTGGATCTCATATCATACAGGTGTATCTCACCATTCCAATACTTATTTCTATACTGGGGCATGAACTTTGCCCCTTCTACTTCAAACTTAAAATGATCACGCAACTCATACTCAATATGAGGTTCCGTATTGATCTTTAAAAATACTTCGTTTGATTTTGATATAACAACATTCGCAGTCGTGTCAATCATAACGTAGTTCTTCAACTACTAATATTTATTACACACTATCAAACTGATGTTCTAAAATAATTCTATAGAAGTGATCTCGCATTGCCTGAAGATTCTCTTGTTCTTGTGGATCTCCTCCAGCCCATTTTTGACATGCTTGTGATAGTCCGCTATGAATACATCGAACTGCTTCTATTGGTAACTCTAAATGGTAATACTGATCTTCTTGTTCCATTAACCTAGGCCTGAATTGAATTTCATGAACTCAATAGCATTCTTGATTTGATAGGTGCGATTGTTAATCTGCTTCAGTATGCTTTCTATGTAAACTAACATAGTGTCATAGTAATCAATCTTAAGTGATGCGTTCGACAATTTGGCATCAGCATCAAGATACTTCTGCATGGTGTCTTTGTCTCTAATCTTTTTTGGAAAGGGGTTTTCTATGTATACATCAGGGTCTGCTTTACCGCTGAAGTATTCATACCTCTCGTGTCTGATGTTTTTCCTTTGCTGCTCTGCCTTTTTTCGTAGTAGGAAAATGGTATTATACAGTTCAAAGTATTTTGCATGGAGTGTTGGAGTATTTAGGGATTCTGTATGGAGGTTGTCAGGATCTAACTTTGCATCCTTTTCCCACATCTCCTGAATTGTATCCAGATCAACCATTTAACACAACATATAATATTCGTATTATAGCACCCTATCTTATTCCTGTCTGTATACCACAGTACCGGCCACGAAGTCAAGATCCATAAGGGCAATTCTCTCACCAAGATCATTTCTAGAGAATCCACTTTCACCATCTGGAATTCTATCTGTAATAACTTTAGATACTGATGTAAATCCAGTGAATGTTTCATCTGCAGTTGTATTGATCCAAGTGAATCCACTCTTGACCATTGCGCCACCTTGGAAGGATGTGACAGTAACGACAACTGGTTCAACGCCAACATCTCCACCCTCTCCACTGTACCATCCTGCACGGAGATCAAGGGTGATTGTATTGATACCTGCGTTGTTATCGATGAAGTCTTGCTTTGTAAAGAGAACCGATTCAACACCAGTTCCAGTGTTGTCTCCACCCCATGTGATGCCTGCTCCTGTAACATGAGAGGACTGTGCAAATCCAACAGTTGCTATGGCACCTGTTATTGTTGGTTCTACAACACTTGCTCTAATATCCAAGTCTGAACCATCAGTGAAGTTCCACTTGAATAAGAAGAAGTCTGCAGATGCAGCAGTAACTCTAGTCAAATCAAGATCATCCGTAACTGGTCCACCACCAGCACCGAAAGCAGTTGCAGTGTAAGTCTTAGTAGTGTCTTCTCCAAAATCAACCGCAACAGTTGTGACTCCAACCACACTGGTTGTAATACCAACACCATTGTTGATGGAAACTTTAGATGCGTTTGTTGTACTCCAAGTAAGAGTAATAACTTCATTATTGAGAAGTCCGGTGGTTTTGCTAGCAGTAAGACTAATCGTTGGTGCAGGAATGTATGGTAAAATAATTGGTTTGCTAACAGGAGTTATGCTATATGAAGTATATTTAAATTCTGCGTTTGCTGTGAAATATTGAATATCTGTGTCTGTAGCATCAAAAGTAAGTGTGGTTAATGAAGTTGGAAATAAGTCCTTAAAATTAACATTGAACTTAGGAACCAAATTATTACTCAATATCTGCAGCGTACCATCTGAATATATGTTGTGCTTGTCATTTACATATGGACCTTTTACAACTCCTTCACTTGCAAGGTCTCTAATTTCTTGTACTGATTCTGGGTAACCTAATCCACGAATCCAGTCTTGTAATTCTAGATAATTCTCTAAATTTTCATCGACAAGGAATCTCAGACTCAAATCGCCAAACTCTATCTTATCACCAGGTGTTGGAATATCCCTGAGATAATTTGGTTGTATTGCTACACCCAGAGTTAAATCTGGGATATTGGCTTCATTACAGAAAAACGCAACCTTCGGACTTCTTTGTAGATTGAATTGAAATCCTGTAGGAGCAAGAAAATTGCGATTTTCAATTTGGTCTCTTGCCATCTTATCGCCTTAGATATTTTATCCGTATTCTTATTTAGATAAAAAAAGAGGGGTCTTAACGACCCCCCTTGCACTTCCTTCACACGTAAGGAAATTATATCACATCAGATTCTTCACTGCAACTCTTCTGTAGTAGCGGTTCTGGTTAACCATGAGTCTACCACTGCCTTGAGTTGTGCCTTCAGCGAATGGGTTAGCAACCAGACCATAACGGGTCTTGAAGCCAATCTTAGGCTGGAAGGAGTTCTCTCCAACAGCACGGACCATTTGCAGAGGAACATATGGGCAGTAGAACAGACCTGCGTCATAAGGTGAAGAACCTTTGTAACCGCAGACATAGTACTGGTTACCTGCACTTGCGTTAGCAGAGGTGAGGTTAGCAGAATATGGGTCGATGTAGACTCTGTACTTGCCTTGGAGAACACCAGCGAAGGTGTTACCGGTGTCATCAACGGTGAGGTTAGCGTTGAGTGCAGGGGTGTAATCGAGAACACCAGCCATGGTCAGTGCAGAAGCAACGTCTGCAGAGCACATGATGATGTTGCCCTTTCCGCGACGAGTTCTTTGTGCGATTGCGTTAGCATCACGCTCGATTTGGAAAAGCAGACCTTTGAACTTCTCAACACTCCAACGACCGTTGGAGTCGATGTCGAGGTCGAATACACCAGCATTAGCGGTGTTAGAAACAGCACCTTGCTCAGCAACCTTATAGATGGTTCTGATAACTTCGCGGTTGATTTCAGCAAGAATCTCAGTGGAGAGAATGTTTGCCAATTCCGCTTCAGCGTTCAGACCGTGGATTGCCTTGAGGTCTTGAGCCAGTTCTAAACTGTACTCTGCCTTCAGCGCTCTGGACTTAGCAGTAACGGTGACCTTCTCGATCGAGAAGTTCATCTGGTTGAAGGCATTGTCACCAGTGCCATCAAGTGCTTCAGCAGCGTCGGTACGCATACCCTGACCAACCTGATAGTCGGTGGAGGTTGCAGAACCAACAGGGTTCAGAACAGCAGGGTTAGTACCTTGAGCAGTGAAGCCGGTAGTACCCATACCAGCACCAACATCGCTGAAACCATCAGTCTCATCGAATCCAGCATCCTGACCGGAGAACGAAGTATCTGCTTCGTTGTAGAATGCTTCAGTGCCGGTGGTACGGTTAGTGCCGTAGCGGGAGCGCATTGCGAAGATGAGTCCAGTAGGACCGTTCATTGGTTGGACGCCAGCCAGGTCATAAGCGACCAGGTTAGGCATGGAGCGTCTGATCAAGGAGATCAGAACTGGGTCGAAACCAGCAACTGGTCCAGTTGCAGTGGCGTCAGCAGAGAAACCAGCATTAGCACCGGAACCGGTGTTCATGGTTGGTTGCTCAGTCAGCATACCGCCTTGCTCGAATGCGGATTGCTCTCTTAAAAATCTTTCTTGGTTCTCAAGCAGGACAGCAGTGACAGCTCTCTTATGGGGATCAGCGATTTTGTCGCAACCCTCATGATTGAGGAGAGGTGCCCACTTTTCCTGCAACTGTTCGGATTGGAACATTTGCGTTTACCTTTAGTGTGACGTTTACGTTTGAAATAATATAAAATTCAATTATTTACCAAAAGAACTCAGGGTCTTCAGGTATGACTCCATAGAACCTGAAACGAATTCAGGGGAAGAATCTACACCTTCAGAAAGAGTTTCTGTTTTGGTGGCAGCGGGAGTTTTCTCTGCGAAGTATGACTCCTTCAGCATCTCCAGCTTTTCACGATATTGCTCTTCACTTTCAAACTCAACACCTTCGGAAAGTGAGGCGAGTTTCTCCTTCTGGGTCGTAGCGAGCCCTTCAGAGACCTTATCGAGAATACCATCAGCAACCGACTCAGAGAGACGCTTGTTTAATCCGATGTTCTTCTCAATCTGCTCGTTGAGTTTAGCTTCCATATCATCAAGTTTTTCTACCATGCTCTCAAGCACATCATATTTTTCTTCAGGGATGGATACATAATGTTCTTCAAAAAGACCCTTCATTCCTTCAAGGAATGATTCGGTCATCTCAGTCTTGAGACCATGCTCAATAACAAGTGCGTTCTCAGCGAACCACTCGTCAGCAACATACTCTAAGTAAGAATCAACACGCTCAGCGAGTGATTCTTTTGCTTCTGCAACTTGCTCTTCAAGTGCAGCAGCATACTGTGCTTCTAATTCTTCTTTAATACCAGCAACCTTGGCATTGATTGCTGCTTCAAAGATGGTCTTTGCCTTTTCTTTGAATTCCTCGGAGAGTTCTTCACCACCAAGGAGAGCATTGACATCTTCTTCGACATCATACTCTTCGGTAGTTTCGGTCTCTTCTTCTACAATCTCATCGACGATCTCTTGATCCTCTTCGATTGTATCTTCTTGTGAGAGTTCCTCTTCTTCTTTCATGCCTTTCATAGGATCTGCAGATTTAGCACCTTTGTTTACTACATCATGAACCTGCTTAAGGGTTCCACCAGGAGTCTTCAGCTTTGCTGAATCGTCATCTGATTTATAGTTCTCTGGTGTAGGACCACCAAGATCTTCCACTGTAGGTGGTGTACCACCTGTAGAAAGTTTCGGCATGGGATCACCAGCCTTTGCTCCACTGTTAACAGCAGAACGAGATTGCTGTGTCTTTACTTCCATTTCTTGTAATTTTTTGCCACGAGACATTTGAACTCTCCGATTTACCTGTATTAAATCTATATTTATTTATAAATTAAAATATTTAATGT